ACCTCCTTGTTAATCTTAGAAGTATTAATGCCTTTAGCACTATCAACTAAGAACTTTATCATGTTTGTTTTTTCGTTATCCGTTTTTTCAACGAAACCTATATTTTCCATCTGTGATCCTGTCAATGGATTTGTTTCTGACTCATTCTCTGAAACCAAAACAAGTCCAGCCTCTTTGTCATAAAAAACATTCTCTAGTACTGTCTCATCTGCCTTGATGACATTTACTCCATCAACCTTTTCAACAGAGACAATATTTGCAAACTGGTTTGCTGGGGAATCGACAAGACTCAACTCAACAAGATCATATTGCTTAATAACACGGATTGACTTATCTGACTTCTCGTCATAAGCATCGTCCCACTTATTCATTCGTCCCCCGATTGAAAAACCAGTTAGTGTTCCATCAAGTACCTTTTCCCAAGTGTCTTGTGCGCCCTTTGAAACGTATGCTGAAACAAAAACACCAGAATAAAATTTCTTAGATTCTGGATCAAAATACTTATCTTCTTTAAAAGACACCATCTTGCCTACTGCAAGTGGCTGGTGCATCTCACGGATGTTTCCACGGAATCTTGCAAATGCATCCATTGACGCTTCTGCTGTTACGATGTCATCCTGCTTATCAATATTATCGAGAGATGCAAAACCTGAAACTATACGGCGTTCCTTATCAACCTTTGCAAAAGGCATTGAAAGACGCAAATTGTCCCCATCTGAATTCCAATGGGCCTTGGTTATATCGCTCACCATTATATTATAAACCCCTTTTTTACAATATCTTACTATTCGGACAATTCAGACAGTTCGTCAGACTTTCGTCCTTCACCCTTTGGGTTTCTGCCAGAGATAGTTGAAGAACTATCAGAGTTATTGTTTGCTCGTTGCCCATCTCGTTCTCTGTTTGCTGTTGCATCAGCAGCCTGCTGTGGCTTAAGATCTAGTGGCTGATCGCCACCATCACGCTGTGGCATACGCAAGATTGTTCTTGCTTCGTTAGGAAGCATGATCTGATTCTTAACATATCGCTCAAGAATTTGAGATTGTGCAATCTCGTCTGTGAGTGTTAGTTCATTGAACTTAAACTGAAGAATATCTGTTTGTTCACGAATAATTTTATTGATAGGCTTTTCAAGTTCTCTCTGTGCTGGTCTAGCAACCTGCTCTTTAAAGGTTCTATCTTGTGCAAGTGCTGCTGCGATAGCAGATGCATCTGAACCACCAAGTTTTGAAAGTGGCACTTGGTGTGCTACCAAAATATCATCACGGTTTTGCTTACGATACTTTTCAAACGATCCCTCTTGAACACCATTCTCAATTGGCTCCATCTTAAACTCAACTTTGTTTGTATCAGAGTCTCCTGGCAATGGAATATAAAGGGTTCTGTGGTTCTGTCCCTTCATACCAGTTTGCAAAAATCTAAACATCTTATCTTCTGCTTCACCAGAAAGTTTTGCACCCTTAAGAGTTACAACATATCGTGGAACTGCCTTATTGCTAAAGTAATCAATATTGTATTGTGATGCAAGCATGTCTCCTTGGAGTGCTGTGATTGCAGAAATAATATCTGGAACACCATAAAAAGTATTTAGTGGTGAGTACTCTCTAAAGTGAATAATTTCGTTAGGTCGGTTATCTGCTGTAACTGGGTTTGGATTTGTTGCACCAAAGTTACGGAAGTAAACAACCTTGTTTCCAATGACCTGTACAAAGCCATCACGTAATCTACGCACTCGCATAGTTACTGCTGGAATGTGACCAATGTAGCCAATCTGTCCTTTAACTGTTCTACCAACTTCAATGTAACCGTTACCTGTTGCCTGAACATCTGTATAAACCTTTTCCATGATTGTTGTAAAAGAGTCTTCCTGATTCAAACTTTCAAGCCAGTCAGTTAGTTCAACCTTAGCACGTTCAATTCTTTTGCGAGCATTCTGAGCAGTTGTTGCTTGTGCAGTTTCTAACTTCAACATTGTACGAGGAGAGATCTCAAAGTCATATCCAAGCCCGACAATGTTTTCTACTTTTGCATCAATAGCGGCATGGTTAGCAAAAGATGTATCATAAAAACTTGCTAATTCATATAGGTTCCATGGTGGAGTAATTACATCAAATAGGCCGTAACCATTTCTATATATGGTTCCTGGATTAATCTCTTTTGACTTTGCTCCGTCTTTACCGCTTCTTACAGCAAGTGCGCTGTCCATGTATTGTGGAGTTGCTTCACCCTTTGCAATTCTAGATGCACGGCGCTTAAAGTTATTGTCTAAACCAGACAAGACCTTTAGTTCATCCCATGTCTTATTAAAAGGATCCTGTTCCTTAAAAGCATCTGCTTCTTGTGGGAACTCATCCATAGATGCACGGACTATGTATTGATTGTCTTCAGACATTAGTCGCCACTTCCGTACTTGTCATGTGTATCCTGTGCTGCTTTCCATGCACCAAGATCGTTCATTGAAGGAATAAGTCCTTCTGAAAGTCTTTGCTTTTGCTCAGAGTATTCCTCTTCTGAGATTCTTGTTAGCCCTGGGACGAATACGCATGTTCCATCTCCTTCATCCCCGTAATATTTTGCTGCTTCCTTAAGTTTAGAAATCTGCATAATATCGCCCTTCATGGACTCAATGTTCAAAACAGATCCATTTCCGTCTGTAAACCACTTACCGTTTGCCTTTTTGTAAACATATAGGCCCCAGTCGTAATGCTTTTCAATGATCTTTGCACGAGACTCACCAACTTGGCCCTTCATCTTGGGCAATGCTTTGCGCTTTTTCTTTGGATTTTCAATATTCATAACCACAAGTATACCATATTATACGGCATTTTGGGTTGATGTTTGCCACTCAACCTCACTATAGAAGTTATACTCATAGTCTTTAAACGATAAAACCTTTGGATTTGATTCAGAAGCGTTATAATCATCAATAATGATCTTATTTGTTCCAGAATATGCTTTATATATGTCTCCTGGGTTTGCCCCGTAGTAAGATGTAGAAGACAAAACCAATACGCCTTGCCACTTGTAGGCAATATCCCAGAAGTCCCAATTAAGGGCTAGTGGGCCAGAATACTTAACCTTAAACCAAGGTCTAGTTGTAACATTTTGAACCTCCTGCAGATTCGTTGACTTATAGGTAGAAATAAGGTTAACAAGAAGCGGTCCATTAATTCTTAAAGATCCAACAAATGAACCAAAGTTGAGAAGATTTGAAAACGATATTCCAAGGAAAGACCACTCCTTTGTCGTAATTACTGGATCATTAACAACTTTACCGTTTAAATAAAAGACAATGCCATCTTCTAGTTCACCAGTGTTTTCATTAATTGCATATATCTTTGCTCTCTGTCCACTTGGGCTGTCAGCAAGCATAAAGAATTTAATGTTTCCATTTCTGCTTTCAATCTCAAAGATTTGTGTAGGAGCATATGGGAAGAAACTCTGATCGTATCTCAATGCTATCTGCATGGCCATGATCTTATAATCACTTGACATTGACTTGTTGATTGGTATAGCAAGTCCTCTGTTAACCAATGGGTCAAAGGTTCCTCTAACTTCTATTCCGCTATTTCGTGTTAGATAGAGGTATGGAGAACTACCCTTGTAAATACTAAAAGGATTATCTGTTTTATAATCGTAGTATATTCCAGACTTCTTGTATGGGTATATTGGTGTACCAAATCTAGTACCGATCTCATTTGCAGAACTGTTAAGTGCTTGTGATGCTAACTGCAACGTCTTAATCTCTAATGGATTTTTTAGCATCTCCTTAACATTTACCTCTAAATGCACAACAATTGAAAGATCGTTAAAATCTATTCCGCTTGGTGGATAGATTATGCTATTATCAACAACCTCATATTTTGTATTCAAGAAACTATCAGCAATCTTATTTCCATTGTCGTCGTAGTCAACAGTATAGGTACCTGGCTTTACTATGCCATTTGAGGCTGGTCTAACTGAGTACTGGAATGCATCAGATGATGTATTTGCTCCATCTGCAGTATACTGAAAAGAAATATAAGATCTAACTAAAGACTTTGAGGTATCTAAACTATAAGTTTTTAATGATTTTGTTAAAAGATCTGAGTAATCGTTGTATCCTGTATATAGGTGATTATCTAATGAAGAATAAGATCTTTGTACTGGAACTTGATATCTTGACATAAGTTCTGAATAATTCCAAGAAGTGTACTCTCCAGATTCAATATACTGTAGTGGTGCAGGATAGTTAATATTAAACTGCAAGAAATCTAGGCCATACTTTTGCTTACCCTTTGAGTCTGTGATGTATTTAGCAAAGTATGTTAGAGGAATGTTGTCCTCCCAAGAACTTGCAACATCTATGTCTAATGTAAACTTATTAAACTTAACAGAGCCCACTAATCCATAACTTGGACGATGTTCATTTAGTTCTAGTGTTGCATATGAGGAAACAATTCCACCAGATAAATAGTATTGCCAAAACTCTTGATTGTTTGCTATAAACTCATCAAGGTTATTATAATAGCCACCTTGATTACCAAAGTAACTGTCACCAGCATCATATGTGCCTGAATCAAGGTAGTTGTACAATTCTTGGTATTCTTGTGGAGTTCCATTATTAGCAAATAAATCGCTGACCTTTGCAAAATTCTTAGCATTATCAAAACCTATTTTATAGACCTTACCACCAAAGGTGTTTGAAAGTTCTTTTGTTCCACCAACGTAAACCTTAAGAGATCCACGATTTCCAAGAAGTTCTGCAACCGTTCCTCCATAATAATTAGAGAAACCTTCAAAGTTAATTCCAGCAGAAAAGATTTCACCAGGAGCAATACCCAAAGACCTATACTTAAGTTCTAATTCTGATGACCCGTGTTTAACTCCATACTCGATGTGAGTATCAACCAGATCAACAGATATATAATTTCCAGTTACCTGATCCTCAATCCTTAAGAGAACTTGACGGGTTGGACTAGCAACAGTATATTTAAAAACACCAAACACAGAAGAAACAAAGTCATTAATTGGGCTTGCTGTATTAAACACCAAATAAGAGTTTGCTGAGTTCCAGCCACTGTTTGGTTTTAATGAAAAGAACTTGCTAGATTCATTTTGAATTGCTAGATTATCTGCATTAAAGTTTGCTAAGTTTTTATTGTCAGAAACAAATGTGGGGAGTTCATACTGTGGCAGCGACAAGAAGTTATTTTTAACAGCAAGATTGTTTAGTATTCCTTGTGACCACATTCCAATATCTGGATATAAATAATTATTTGTATAGTTGGCAAATGGGTAATCAATAAACACGGAAGTTCCGCTATATGCACTATTAATGTTTTCTGGAATTTCTACGCCTTGTCCATAAACAAATCTTCTTTTTGCCATAACTAATGGAATTTGATATGAATATATACCAACACAGTCCACCTCGATTGGAGTCACATCGTCGTATGCATAAAAACCTAGCCAGTCATTGTCTTTACCGTTTGACTCTTTATCTGGAAAAACCAAATCACTTGTAAGCAAATTTAAAGATATAACTTCTTCACCATTAATCAGGAGGCTTGCTTTGTTCTTTGCGAGTCTGATATGAACAAGCATTGGTCTTGTCCACTCACCAATACAGAAAGATCCAACGTTATCTGAGATCTTAAGAGTAATGAATGGGCCATTGACATATATCCCATCTGAAGATGATATTGGTCCAAAAATTCTTTTCAGCGTTGGAGAACTAGAATTAATTCTTAGCCACATCTCTAAAGTGTATTCATTAAACTTTCCTACTGTATTTAAAAATCCCTGTCCAGGAATAATAAGAGATGGCATTCCCTCTGTGTTTGGACTAATAATTGTTGTGTTTGATGATCCATATACCATTGGGACACCAGAGTTTTTTGAACACATAGAAGACTGGTTCAACAAATAGTACCCAGAACTTTCCATCAGTCCGTAGGCCTTTGCCTCTATACCATTTGCCTGTGTTAAATTAATCTCAGATGGTATTGGACTGGTTGATGTTCCTAAAGAAAAAGAGTTGAACTCTTCAGACCATTGACCGACAGTCACGCCATTAATTAAAAATGTGTACTCTGCATCTGGCGTTGAAGACTTTAGATATGTTATTTTAATAACTGGTCGCATATCTGCTACATCATCTGGGATTTGAAATGTTTCAGATACAAAGAACCATCTTTTTTCAATAGAAATATCATAGTGCTTTAAATTTTGCACAATGGATCCAGTGCTTACATCAAAATACTCATAGCCAATATCAACTGCTGTCAGGTATGCATTATCGGCATAGATATAAGAACCAACCGAAAAAGTCTCTAAGTCTTGATTTAGACTAGAAAATGTAAATAGGTTTGGACCAACTGCTGATGCTGTTGCAAAATCCTCAGATGAGACCTCTCCACTTATCTTTATTACTGGACTTGATGGAAATGGTTCATCAATTGCGGTGGTTGAGTTTTCTCCAGTGCAATTAGAAAATGTCCAACTACCAAAACCTCTTTGTTGCTCAGAGATTAGAGAAACATAGTCTGCAGAATCGTCTAGTGCCCACAAAACCTTTGGGTGTTCTGCAAACACCTTTTCTGCATATAGGTTTGAAGGAATAGACATTATAGGTCTATTTTATCACACAATGCGAGTAAACCAGCGAGGTGTTGTGTATCTTGTTCCCTGAATAATTTCTTTTACCCCATGAACATATCTAGGCTGATCTGGGAAACATAGTAGGTCTCCTGGCTCTGGCTTAATAGAAATTTGATAGTCAGGGAAATATATTTCTCCCCCTAAATAATCGTCATTCAGGTACACAAGGGTTGCAATATCGTTTGGCCTTGAAGAGTCAAAGTGCACGTGCATTCCATGACCCTCATCAAACTTTGCAATATGAGTTTTGTGAGGATTGAACGGCTCAAACGATTCACCATACGTTTCTATTACATGATTATAAACCTTTAGAGCATATTCTTGCATAAGTGCTAAGACTTCTGGCTCATTGTTTTCAATCTCATGATAGGTGTACACCTTGAACTCTTTTTCATTATTTCCATGCATCTTAAATCCATCATCAAAACGTTTTGCATGGTTATAGATTTTTGCAGCATCATCAGGATTCATGAAGCCTTTAATGTGGTGTATTTGTGACACGTAGTCCTCCATTACTTTACCTTTATTTCGCAGTAGTCTGTTGTGCAATATGCCTCGCCCATTGCTTCTAGATTTTCATTGCCATCATAAATAGCGCCGAAATCAATATGCTTTAGAACTCCAACATAACCATTATACTCTTCTTCAGTAATCTGAGTATATGGTTGCTGAGGATAAACAGTGTTGCCCATTGGCAAGAATGAAACTGCCTTCAATTGTCCCTCGTACATGTGAAGAGCAGGAGCAACATGCTTTGACTCTGTCTCCTTATCAAATGACAGGGTTACAGAAACACCATTATCTGACCAGTACTTTTGAGCAGTTGCTGCAAGAGCGATCTTCTCAAATAGAGTTACATCCTTTTCAGAACGAGGATGTCCTGACTTTACTGGAAAATATACTACTTGAGTATTTGCTGATACCACATCCTTTTCAATCTTATACCCCGCTGCTTTAAATAAATGAAGCATTGGATCAGTATCACCAAAACGAATTGCACGAAGGAAGAAGTTTCCTCCAGGACCCCAGTGAACACCAGGTGTTGCACCAGAAAGAATTGATACAGATCCTGATGGCTTAACTGTTGTTACACGAATTGATTCACGGACGCAAAGCCATTCTGAGTATGAGTGATCGTACTTACGAATTGTCTGATACCCCTCGTCCATCCATTCACGAACAACAGGAAGACCCTTTTGATCAGCAAATGATGCAATGCCTGTAAGAGATGTACCAATGCGACGGTTGCGCTGCATGATACCGTTTGTCTGCTGCCAGTGTGTTGGAAGCAGTGTAACAGTCTTACCATAAAGGTAAGCAAACTTCAATGTCTTGAGGAAGTCCTCCTTGGATTCATGTCGGTTTAAGTGAACCTCTACAAGAGTACAAAGTTCATACGACTCCAATGGCTGCTCCGCACAAGGATTGAATCCCATAACACGATAGTCCTTTCCATCTGCAGG